CACTGTCTCTCAGCTTGTGGATTCAGCATCTGGTATCCATGCTCGCCACTCACGGTTTTACATTAGGACTGTACGAGGAGACAACAAAGATCCTCTTACTCAGTTCATGAAAGATCAAGGCATTCCTCATGAGCCATGTGTGTTTAAGGGTGACACTACTACAGTGTTTAGCTTCCCTCAGAAGTCACCTAACAAAGCTGTGACTCGTAACGATATGTCAGCTATCGAACAGTTAGAGATGTGGTTGGCTTACCAACGTAATTGGTGTGAGCATAAACCATCGGTAACTATCTCAGTTCGTGACTCTGAATGGTTAGACGTGGGTGCCTTTGTGTACAAACACTTTGATGAGATGTCAGGTGTGTCTTTCTTACCACACTCTGATCACACCTATCAGCAAGCACCGTATCAGGATTGCACTGAACGTGAGTACAAAGAACTTTCTAAGTTGATGCCGAAGGCTATTGACTGGTCAAAGCTTTCAGAGTATGAACAGGAGGACAACACTGTGGCAATGCAAACTATGGCTTGCTCTGGTGACTCATGCGAAATCGTAGATCTAGTGTAGGGTCTACACCTTCACCCTGCGTAAAGGTCTGTCGAATAGAAGATGGATACTGCGCAGGGTGTTTACGAACCGTAGATGAGATACGTGACTGGATGATCATGTCTGACTACGAACAAAAGAAACTGTTGTACGAATTGAAATGGAGACAAGATGTACGTAATGATCACTCGTGACCAATGTAACTTTTGTGATCAAGCTAAGGCTTTGTTGAAAGGATCTAACTTACAATACACTGAATATAATATCGAATCTAAGTCTAGTTCGTGGTTGCTTTACCTTTTAAAACGTTCTAGTATTACCACAGTACCTCAGATCTTTAGCCCTTCAGGCTCTCACATTGGTGGGTACACAGAATTAAAGGAGTACCTAGAACATGGGCAAACCAGTCAGAAAAGCGTTTAATAGAGCACTGTATGAGGCATACGATTCACAAGCTAAGGATGCTTTGACAGAGTACCTCACTAAGAAGGGACATGTGTTAGTCAACACTGAAGAGAACTACAATGTAGATGTTGTATCTCAGAAGCATGGCTACACCTACTTTAATGAGGCTGAGGTAAAGGTAGCTTGGGATGGTGACTGGCCTACACACTGGAGAGAGATACGTATTCCAGAACGTAAGCAACGTCTACTTGATAAGTACCAGGGTGAGAATGGAGTACTTAACTTCTACGTCTTTCGTAAAGACCTCAAGCAAGCTTGGCGTATTAGAGACTTCTTGTTGACTAAGGAAAGTCTTGGTGAGGCAAAGGGTAGATACATCAGACCAGGTGAGTTGTTCTTTCACATTCCATACACAGAAGCGGAGTTAATTATACTATGACAGATAACGTAAACCAACCTCCTCACTATGGTCAGGGTGACATTGAGTGTATTGATTACATCAAAGATATCTTGACAGACGAGGAACTTATCGGTTATTATCGAGGCAACGTTGCGAAGTACTTACATCGTTGGCGTTACAAGAATGGTCTAGAGGATTTGAAGAAAGCAAGATGGTACCTAGAAGCACTTATACAAAATCAAAGCAGACAATGAAACCGTTTAACGAAGGATACCAATCCTTCCTCAAAGGTAACTTGGGTAATCCCTACCAAGTTAATACAAAAGATAACAGGGATTGGGAGATGGGTTTTAACAAAGCCTATTTCAAAAACAAGGAGCTGGTAATTGAAAGAGAGCTTAGAGAAAGAAGCAAAAAAGTTTACTCAGCAGAAACGTAAAGCTCCTACAACAAAAAGCCTGACTGCAAGAATATACTTGGCGGGTCAGGCTTTAAGTGGTCTGTTGGCAGGGGCTAGGTCGAGTAACAATATGCGAGAAATAAAGCGGCAAGCATATGATTGGGCAGATTATATGTTAGATGATGATACATAAAAAGAGGGGGGCTTGATGCCCCCTTTTATTTTACTCAACTCTTTTTTGAAGCCTCGATAAATCTCTGAGTGATTGTTCAGTGCTTAAGTACTGTTGCAGAATAAATAGTTCTTCTTGTTCTAACCCCTCCAACTCATCCAAGTTTAATTCTTTTCTGGCTTTCTGTATATCTTTCTTAGAATATTTAGATGTTATGTCGTACTGTAAAGATATAACTTCTTCAGGTCCAGAGTACTGCATCCTTAGAAATGTCTTAGCTAAATCTTTTGACTTCTTTACTACATCATTATTCCAATGATCTAATTTTTCTTGCGGGGTAAGTTTGTCCCACCATCCACTTTCTAATAACAAACTGGACTCTGCTTCTATAATATCAAACAAAATTCCATTAAGTTTGTTTGCAGCTTCTGGGACTTGATCTCTTATCTTTGCAGCAGTGTTTAAATCAAACTCTCTTAGACCCATGCTATTCATTACACGCTGTGTATCAGTAAGTCTAATAACCCTAGCACCCAATACTTTCGTAGACTGTATATCAGCAGTACCACCTGCAGCAGTCTCTCTTGGTTCTGCTAATGGTTCACCTGTAAATAGCGGTATGATATTGTCTATATAACGAAAGGCATTGTTGACTAGTTTGTTATTTTGTGCTCTATCTATAGGTGCTGCATCTTCACCCCTTGCAATTCCAGCTAAAACATTAAATGGTTCTAAAGGTCTAATTAAAGGATTAGTATATTGAGTTGCAAGTGTGTTAGTAACTATTTCTACAGCCTTAACTACGTCCCTTCTTTCAGGATCAGCCATAAATTTAATAGCCTCTAATGTATCACGCTGTGTTTTATCTAAGTTTCTAAGTAATCCTGACAATCCAAAGTCTTGAGTAAACTGACCAAAAGCTTTCATTGCTTGTTGGTGATCACCCATCATAGTTAATGCCAGTATTCTTGCCGCACCTTTATAGGCAGACACAGGAAAGTCGTACTGTTGACTTACTGTTTCTCCTGTCAAAGGGTCTGTAAAAGGTACCATTCTATCTTGACCTGCGTACATAGGCAGACCTTGCTTTATATTTTCTACCTCTTGTAAAGCTAAAGTATAGACAACGCCAGCACTAACTAAAGACCTTGAGATAGCCTCTTCATAAGACATGTTGTCATAGAAACCTGCTCTCTTTAAAATAATGTTTACACCTGGGGTATTCTTACCTAGAAAACCTATAGTGTTATTAAAAAATCTACCGAAAGGCACTGCCATACCAAGACCAGGTACATTTCTTGCATCTTCTAACATACCAGCTACTAGTCCAATACCATCTTTAATAGTATCGTCAACAGCACTAGCTTCAATAGCTCTGTATTCTTTAGAAGCTATGAACTGTTTAAGCGACATGTCCCCAATACTCTCTGAACGATAGAAATCATTCCAACCTTTACCCGTAGCAATCCTAAGTTTTTTATCCATCTGAAATAAAAACTCTTGCGACTTGGTGAATGCATCTTGTGCTTGAACCAAAGTTAATTTTTGAATAAGGTCAATCTTATCGTCGATAGCTAACCCTATAAGTTTTTGATCCGCACTAAACTTACCGTCAGTCAGTAGTTTATTGGTACCTTCTATACCGCCTGGAAGTACGCTGTTTAGTTTTTCTAATGCTTCTGAGTTTCTTTGTAGTGCAGACTCAAAGGCAGTATAAGTCATATCAGGGTCTAATAAAAATTTAACCCTTTGAGCATTTGCCTCTATCAATGCTCTAGCTATTCTTTGTGAGTTAGCACCAGCTTCCATATCACCAATAAGCTTTTGAAGGGTACCCTTACCAGCGTATATTAAAGATACACCTACATCAGACACACTTTGTAGTGCAGTGTTTGCACCCCAACCAATAACATTTAAAGCACTAGTAGATGGGTGAGCTACTAACATTCTGATCAATCTATTCTGTGTTTTTGCAGCACCTTCCGTAAACTTACTAGCTTCTTTAGGTTTCTTTTTATCACTCTTTACAAAGCCACCATCTATAGCAGAGTCGTACAAGTCCTTAAGTTCTTTGTCTGTAATAGACATACCTAACTGTTTAGCTGACCTACCTGCTGCACCTAGTGTACTACCTGCCTCTGATAATTTATAAGCAAAGATATCACCAATATCACGACCAGTAACTTTAGATCTAGGTATAATCTTACCGTCATCACCTCTAACTTTAATCTTATTGCCAGTTGCTTTTTCTATGGCACTAAGCAAACCTTGAGCTTCCTTATCACTCACTTCAGATATTAAGTCTGACATCCAGTTACTAAACTTATCACCTTCAAATCTTTTAGACCAAACAAATCCACGTTCGTACGCAACCTGAGTCATACCTTTTAGTATAACATTACCCTCTTCGTCAGCATAACCAAATAGTAGATTTTGTACAAACTCCGAACCAAAGTCTTTACTATCTTTTGATAGGGTAGCACCACCTTCGATTTTTGTTTTCCAATCCCTGCCTATCTTAACCTTATCTTGCTTCATATAAGCTGCAATAGTTTGAGATACCTCAGAAAGAAATCCCTTTGCTTCAGGTTCTGGAAGTAATGCAGTAGGTATTGCAGTGTCTGACACACCTCTTCGGGCAATCAAAGCTGCTTGACCTGTACCAAGAATAATACCTCCAAGTGCAGCAATGCCTACTGATGCCCAGCTAATATCTTCTTTTGCTTCTACATCAACCAAACCTTCTTGATAGATGTACTCCATACCTGCTCCAACTACACTATCTACAGCAGTTACGGCTAATACTTCTGTAATAGCAGCTTTTGTAGCTAGTCTTTGCACTGCACTTTTACCTAACACGTTTTGTGCATATGCATTTACTTTGGCTTTACTTGCAGTACGAGCAGTTTTTAATCCGTCAGTAAATACTTTAGCTCCAACTTTTTTAGCTGCTTCTTTAGTACCTTCTTTTTTCATAGCTTCTAGTGCGGCTCTTTGTGCTGCACTAGTTCCAACACGAAGTGATCCATTAGCAACAGCTTTACCAAACAAACCACCTATAAGGTTTACTGGATCAAAGATTACACTCCTACCAAAGTCCATTATACCTTCAGCTTTTTCAGCTACAGATGTCTCACGACTAAAAATACCAGCCATATTTTCATACAACTGGTATGCCTTAGCAGCACGAACCTTTTTGTCTGCATCATCTTTTATGTCGTTAATGTAATCCATTTCAGACAAACCCCTTACGGAGTTTCCTGAGACTACACCTCTACGATTGTTTAAAAAACTATCTACAACAGAGTCCCTAGATTTATCTATTAAAGATTCATCTCCATACCTATCACGCATATAACCTTCGACAATAGAGTATGCATAATCATTCTCTACTAGATCATCCTG